ACTGGACCTGTTACTTGTGTGAGCTCCCATGTGTATTCCAGGGTCATATTTAGAAGATAACTTACGGCTCCCGCCCAAGTTAAATCTGTTGGCTTTGGACCATAGAATCTTGTTGTGTTTTTGTCATAATAAAAATCTCCTTCAAGGCCAAGGTTTTCTGACGGGGCGCCTACGCCATTAAGAATACCTTTTCCTCTTGGTCCTTGTGGGCCAGGAGTTGATACTACTACTTCATTATTTGGAACCGTTACAACAATTGTTTCTACCATTAGATTGTCACCGATCTGCTTAAGGTTAGAAATCCTTCAAGCATTTTAATTTTGTTACCATTTGAATCTGTCACCATGATGTCATATGAAGATTTTGGATAGAATAACTTATTTGTTTGTGTCGGAGTCATCTTTATAGTTAGCTTGCCAAGTAGCGGGGTTATTGTAATTCCACCTGCTGGGGTTGTTAGACTGAATGCTAATTTGCTTCCGCCTTTTGTATCACGGACTTGCATTTTTGCTGTTGAGCCTGTTAAGTCAATAGGTAATCCATTATTGTCTTTGTATTCAACAATAAATGAAAAAGTGGCATTTTGATCCACTTCGAAATTCTTTTGTCCTGCCATTTGCTAGTACTCCTAAATAGGAAAACTCCTATGCTTATTTTAGCACAGGAGCTATCCTAACAGTAATCAATAAATTACTTGCTTGTAAAGCCAAACTCTTTGTTACTTGGGCTAAGTGCCTTTAGAATAACTGGAGCTACTGCCGCTACGCCAGCTGCAATCAGATCCTTTGGATTTGTATTTCCAGTCATGTACAGAGCTGTGGCTGCTGCCAAAAACGCTCTTCCGTATGTTCCAAGCGCTGCTAAAATCTGTTCCTGCATAGTTACTTTCCCATCTTTGTTTAGATCAGCCTTATCAAATTTTTTGATAGCCATTTTATCATCTCCATTTTGGGCGGGATGCCCAGAATTTTGGGGTATTCCACAATACTAATATTCTACCATTAAGCAGAAATATCTACAAGCTCGCAATTTCCATCTGAGCTGCAGGCAAGCGTGGCATTAGTAGAAGTGCCATCTTCTGTCTCATAAAAAGACAAGTCTTCCCATCGGATATCTTTTGGCATCTTTGCTACAAGAGCGTCATATTCTGCCTTATCTACTTCTTGGTAAGGGGCTTGCTTATAAGAGTGATCTGAATGCGGCAGGAATGAAATTCCAGAGACCTCATCAAAATGCTTATACACCCAAGCACCAACTTCCATCCATTCATCCTCTTTTACAGAAACTGTAATTGAAGGCTTGTGCTCACACCATGCACGTTGGTAAACCAACCAAATGTTTAGGTGTTCAATAGCTGTTAAATCATTTCTAACAATTGCACCTTCTGGTGCCTTTACTGGGAATGAAAATACGTATGTATCTGCTGGCTTCATTACATCATCTTCTACAGGAATTCCCACCTCTTTAAGAAAAGTAGAAATTGGATCTCCCTTTGAACCACGAACAGTTCTAATATAATATGGCGAATGCCAAGCATGCATTCCTGAAGACACCCCGACCAATTGAGACACTGTTCCTGATGGCTTTACACATGTAATAGCTGCAGACTCTGGAATCCCAATTTTCCCAGCCTCATTTTTATTTGTTGCTCTTGCTGAATCTCTAATAGTCATCAAGAACGCTTCTAGTGAAACTAGATCTTCCTTGCCTGACATAAACTTATGTCCAAACTGTCCAGTTAAAGATACACCCAATAGGCGTTCTTCTTCTGTATTATCTTTCCAAATTTTACGAAGGTACTTAAAGTCTGTAAGGGTTGACTGCCAGGTTCCAAGGATTGTTGCTAGTTGAACCTTACGTTCGATATCTTTCTTTGTATCATTTTCACGTAATACGACTTCTGAAAGGTTACAAAACTGGTAAGGACGTAGAATAATCTCTGAGCACGGGTTAGTTCCATAGTGAATATCTGGATCTCTTCTTCCAAACTTGGCTGCTTGGGCTTGAGCTGCGGCCACATTGTATATACCTCGTTCTCCTGATTTTGAGTCATACAAAGATTTCCATTCTGCAATAAATTGCTCCATGTCTGGCTTGCGTGAATACGCAACAGAGTTATTTGACAAGGCACGTTGTGTATTGTTTTCCCACCAGTTACCTGACTTTGCTGCGGCCATCTCAATATCATTAATATTAGAAAGAGAGATCATTGCTGAACGACGAACTCCTCCAACTACTACAACTTCACCAATCTTACACATAATGTCATGTGCTTCAATTGGCTTTAACTGACGACCTGCTGCATTTTTAAACTTTGCGATAGTAAAATCAAAAAGATTTACAAGTGGCTGTGGGCCAGATGATCTTCCGCCCATTGTCTTAAGTCTTGCTCCTGCTGGACGAACCTTTGATACATCAATTGCTGGAATCTGTCCTGTCCAAAGCAATGCAAGAAGTTCACGATAAGCCTTAGCCCAACCTTGCTTAGAATCTTCTACGCTAATTACAGTTGTAGACTTTTCAAATGTTTCTGGAACGGAAGGAAGCTTATTAACATACTTGTATTCAACAGAGAACCCAACACCTGTACCGCACATAAGGATGTACATAGTCTCATCAAATGAACGAGGCGAGTCTACTGGAACAAATGAACAATTGTATCCTGCTACATTATCTCTTTCCAATGCTGCTCCTGATGTCATAACAGAACGCATTGACGGCATTACATTTCGTTCGAACACACCATTTTTTAATTCCGCAACAAGCTTTTCATCTGGAATGTAATTGTGATTTGTTTTTAAGTGATTTAGCATAAAGGCAAAATATCTATCTACAGTCTCACCCCACGTTTCACGACGGTTCTCTTCTGGAATCCATCTAGCGTAACGTGATAACGCAATAAAGTTTTCGTATGGGTTTGCAATAGTCTTAGACATTTTATAGTACCTGTTTCTCCGCCTGGCGGTTAATTTAAATTTAGTGTGAAGATCCTATTCTACCAAAGAATAGTTAAAAGGGGAAGGGCTAAGAAAATTTTTCTACTAGATGTTCAAATGCTTTCTTAGTCAACTGATCCCAGTTATAATCTTTATGTATATCATCTGCTTGAGCAAAATAATAACCAGAGTATGCTTTATAATCAATTGATACTTCACGCATTAATTCTTCTAAATGCTTTGCATCTGGTTTAAACATTTTCCCAATGTATTCGTCTCCAACAGATTTAGGCAAAGTCTCATCTGTAAGTTTAGCTTTTAATTTAAGTGGCCCCATGTATTTCATATAGTGAGACCAGTCGTATGTTGATATTACTGGCATTCCTGTTGCTAAACCTTGAAGCGGGATGAATCCAAAACCTTCTCCCCATGTAGGATAAAGCAAAACATGATGGCTATGGTATAAAGAAACAAGAGCATCTTCTTCTAGTTCATCTGTTATCAAAGTAATATTACTATATGCTGCTTCTGGACTCATAAACTGTCCATCCTTGTCATACACTCTTACTGTATTAAACTTATGTGCTTTAATTGTTAAATGATAATCAGGATTGTTTCCATAAAGCTTAATAAAAGTATCTACTGCTAGCTGCCCGTCTTTTCTTGGAGACGGCTCTCCAATATGCAAAAACTTAATTGGCTGTCCTTCTCTAACAACTCTACGTCTTGGCTTCCAAAAATCTTCAATGCCGTGTGGATAAACATATATTGGTTTTGTTATTCCGTTATCTTTAAAAACTTGTGCACACCAATCAGATGTTGCCCATACTTCATCACATGCATTAAATCTTTCAACCCAGTCTGGTCTCATTGATGTAGATTCCCAGGGAGTATAACCGATCTGATATTGATTTCTATGCAGTTTATAATGATGAGGCTGTGTAAAGTTTAATTGAATAGTAGATTTAGGATTAGCAAAAGATACTGCGTGTCCTAAATTATTTAGAGATTTAACTATATTTTTCCCCGCATATCCAAAGCCAACAGCAGGATTTAGTCCTGCTTGAATGGTGTAATAAGAAATATTCATGTTTACTCTCTGTTAATTTTCTAGTCAACTAGCTTGACAGGCCTATCCTATCAATGTTATTATTATAGTTCGTTATCTCTAGAGGAGGAAATGCCAATGGAGAAAATAAAACAACAGGTCAGCGATCTGGCACATAACGTGGTTACAATAGTAATGATAACATTATTTATGTTTCCTGTACAGCCAGCCGAAGCCCTAGTAGTAAAACCTTTAGTGAAAACTGAAGCCCAACTAAAGCAAGAAGTCTTAGATAGTTTTAGTAAAGAGATTTACAAGCCATCTGAGATGCTTACAGACGAAGAGCTAGTATTACTGCTTGAGACTGTAGGATTCGAAGGGGCAGGCCTTAAGAAAGCTTGGTCCATAGCAAAGCGTGAATCTAATGGAAGACCGCTTGCATATAACGGGGATAGAAGTACTGGAGATAGTTCCTATGGAATATTCCAGATAAATATGATTGGAAATCTTGGTCCTACAAGACTTGAGAAATTCAACCTAAAGAGTAACAGAGAGTTATTCGACCCAGTAACAAACGCAGAGATAACGTACTACATGACTGATGGCGGCTCAGATTGGTCAAGCTGGAAGGGTATGACCCCGAAAGCTAAGGAATGGCTTTTGCAATTCCCAACTGATGCAAAGAAGTAGGATAGATGCAGATACAATACGTATCTAAGTACATAGCCTTATCGGAAGAGGGCCTTGTTCCTGGACTTAGTTGTCCGATGGATCAGGGTCCTCTTTTGCCCAATATGGACTTAGAGGATAATATATACCTATACTGCCTTTCGTGCAGCTATAAAAAGACTTTAGGGTCTTCAGAGTATGAAGCCCTATCCAGTTTAGTAAAGGCTAATACAAATGAATGATGAATGTAAAAACGGGCAATGTACCTGTGAACAAGAAGATAACTTTTTTCATGTTAAAGTAATTGATCAAAATAGTGCGAAATTCAGTGCGTCGGCGGAAGAGAAGCCATTTTCAACATATGAGTTTGAGTCAAGTGCTATTATAGATAAAGACGCTATGGGACGTGAAATATTTTGGGAAGATATGGGGAGGCCATAATGGAAGAAAAAGAATCTCAATCAATAGAAGATAACCTACCTATGGTGAATTATATAATGCTTCACCGTATTTACGATATGCTAACAATAATGGCAAATGGGGTAGATGCTGAAAAGACTTCAAAGATGATTGAATATCATGAACAAGGATTCCTCCTTGGACCTGGACCATCATTTGTTCCATCTGAAGATCCTGTCGACTAGAATGCTTGACATAGAAAAGAATCCATATTACAATTAGGATGTGTAGGTGATGGCAGCAATGTCTCCCTATATAATGTGTAGTAATACACTAGAAAAGCCCATTCGGATCCGCCTCTGAATGGGATTTTTTCTTTTTATAGATAGATTTATATATAATACAGACATATGCGACATATAGTGCAATAAGTGCAAAAAAAGTGCTTCGGCGAGAGAAGAGCCATATTCCCATTCATGATCATTTTCAGAATATCCCTTATAAGCCCTCTACGGGGGTTCTAAGCCCTTAACGGGTCATATTTGGTGGTTCCCACTACAAGACCCCAAGAAAAGGCGGGAGAAAAAAGATTAGCCCTAAAGTGTTATATACACCAATGAGTAATATATACCCAGTATAGCCAATGTAGACCAGATGAATATCTTAGAGCTGTTCAATGTCTATATCTTCTGTAAGGTCAAAATCAAAGATTTCTTGCTGTCCCGCCCAATTTAAAAATCTAGAAAATGCAAGACCTGAAAACACTGCTGTCGCAGTTAACATTATAAAAGCCCAGATCTTCTTCATTTAATATCCTTCCAGAATGCAATTAATAGAACTACTATTGGTCCAAAGATAACTGTTGCTTGTAACCAATTCATATTAGTATTATACCATAATCCTAGTCAACTGTAATATTCAATGCATGATCTGAACAATAATATTTCATTGAACCATCCTGCAACATCTTAGATGTATATGAGAGTTTATCGCAATAGCTACAAAATTTCATTATGCTGCCTTCCCTTTTTTTCTCATATGAGTTCTAGCTCTGTGGCAATTAGAACAAACTACTTCACACTTGGCTATTTCTTCATCTATTCGTTTCTTAGATAACGTATTGATTAGTTCCGCCACATTTGCATGCTTCCGTCCACGAACATGATCAAAGTCCATCATGTAATAGGGATAGGCTATCTTGCAATCCATGCAAGGATTCTTCTCTTTAATGTCTTTCAAATACTGCGCTAAAAATTCTTTTTGTTTCTTAACCGATATCTTTTCTGGAGACATAGGTTAATTATATAATAGTTTTTTATTCGACTATAGGGTCAATATCTTTCTTTTTCTTACTCAACTTATTTCCCTTATAGACCTGCATTGAGTCCATGAAAGTAACTTCTCTAGATGTTACGTATCCGCCTTTTTCATCCAGTTGAAGTCTAGCTGTTGTTTCATCTGCCGCCAAGATCTGAATGATCATTTCTACCTTGTAAGTAAAACAAGATGTGTTTTCGTTTGACATATATATCCTAGTCGACTGCTTTTTAAGATTCTATTAAATGTTAATAAAATATTTTTTATGCTTTTAATCTTTTGTATTTGTTTTTATCTTTTTAATGATAACTTCCAGAATTAGAGCATACAACCCCTATACCCCTTTTTGTTTTTCAACAAAAAAAGAACCCCGAAATGATCGGAGTATAAATCCGCCATTCATCGGTTGAACCTATAGTAGGCCTAGCTATTATCTGAAAGATATTGTAGAATACAACTTCCGTCATCATCGCACTTGGAGTTTAACCCCTTGATATTATCTCCGAAAACTGTCCAAGGTTATGAGTATAGCATTGGAGATTTTCGCAAGTCAATAGATCTGGAAAATATTTTTTTCCCACCCCCGTTTTGAAATTTGAGAAAATGTTAATATATTTTTAATTTGTATGATACACACTCTTAGCGATGTCCGATTTGTCCGATAGTGCGCCCATAATGAGCGTATTTGTGATGTATCTCACAAAGTATTTTATCAAAATGTCCGATTTGACCGAGTTGCGAGTTGATATTTGTCAGACCCCCCTGCTATGATTTATATATAAAGAAAGTTAATCAAGGTGATTAACGAGAAAGGTCAGAAAATGACAAATAGAATATTTGAGCAAGAAGTTTCACCCGTAATGGCTGAATATATGGGCTATGTAAAATGCTCTAAATGTGAGCGAGTTACAGCGTGGGAAACCTGCGCTATGTGTCGCTAATCACACACGACACTAGCCCTAAATGGGGCTAAATGTCAGTAGCCTATGATAAGGTTACACCATAACAACTTAATAACTAACTACTAAAAGAAAGGGGTCATACAATGACTCAACTAACCGAAACTTTATTCTCTACTATCGTTCACGATTACCATAACGGAGGCGTAAAGTCCTCCTATGGATTAGACGCTTATACTCGCAAAGAGGTATTGCGTTACCTTATCCGCTCTAAGGGTTGCGAGTGTATCAACTGCATCTAGTTGATATGTCGCACCTATACGCTATAATAATTTCATAACCTACTAACGAAAGAAGAAAAAAATATGATGACTAAATGGGATACTATCCAAGCAGATGTAGCAGACGCTTATATCTATCTACAAGAAGAAGAGATGTATGAGAAGGCACTAGCAGAAGGTGCAATAGACCTTGACGCTGATGACTTTGATGAAGATGAATTACACAAGGCACTCACACTAGATTGGGATAACTAATACAATGACTATCACTTACACACTTTGGCAAGGCTCACAACTATTAGCCGTAAATCAAAAGGCTAGCAAGCCCGAAGAAATCTTAGCGGTAATCGCTGAATTAAATAAATTAGGTAAAGGATTTACTTACAATATTAGAGAGGTAGAAACTAAATGACTACTAACCGCATACTAACTACGCTAGTGCAAATAGGTATCGGTATTCCCGCCCTTTATATGTTGCGCCTTGTAATAAAAGATTTACTAGAGAATGGATTAGAATAAATGGAGAAAGATATTTTCGGATTTGCAGACGCAATAAATTTGGATCATCTAGATTTAAAGCAATTAAAAGAATTAGAAAAGATTTTAGAAAAAATAAAATAAAAGCGGCGTGTCGATTTGACAAATCGGCAGCTGCGCCCACAAGGGTGCGGCGTCGGGCGTGTCGTTATGAAGTCGTTATAAAATCCCCTGGAATTTACGGCGTGTCGACTTGACAGACAAATCGGACATTTTGTGTGAGGTTTATCACATAGCCCGTGTGATTCTTATCACATTGCCCACGCTCCATATATTGAGATTTTTACCCCTAGGATTGGAAAATGTCAGTCCTTTCCGCTATAATGTCTACTATAACAACAACGAAAGAGGTGGCAGATGTCAGCAAACGTCTACTCAGTCCAGTCCCTACTAGTGGGAACAAATTACTACTCAAACACTTTGCAAGGTGAAATTATTTCTGCAGAGGTTCACCCAAAAGCCGTATGGTATGACGGGTGCGAAACTTATTTGGTAGAGGTTATGCCAAATAGCGGTTACAATAATTTTGGTCGCAAGACTTATCGAACAGTTGCAGTAAAAACTCCATAAAATAAAATCGAAACAGGGGCAGTTTAGAGAGTGTTCTCGCCCAATGTCGTAAGTAAGAACTCTCACCAATTTTTTTAACGAAAGGAAAACTATAAATGGGATACATTGAAATTTTTAGAATGAATGAAGAAGGTGCGGGCTGGGTAGATTTATCCGAAGCCACTCCAGATGAATTATTCAACATTGAATTAGGTCTACTAGAAGAAGGAGCGTTCGAATGAATTTAGAAGAATTCAAAAAGCACGTTATCGATCAACGTGAGGCAAGCAAGGCGCAAGCCTTGTCAGTCCTATCTGCTACAATTACCAAAACAAACGAAGGGGAAAACCTAAATGGCTAAAATGAAAGAGTATATAGAAATCATCGCCGCAAATTGTGATGAATGCGGTGGTGCTGGATTTATTTTCTTTGGCAACGAAAATGACTATGATGTAGAAACTTGCGATTGCGTTACAGATGTTGCAGATGAACTAACAGTAGATTGGGTAAATGAATAATGGAATACAAATTAACTTGCCAATATGATTTTGAGGAATCTCCTCATTGGTCTGCTACATATGAAAACGAATTCGGTGCGTGGGAAAACTTTTTCAAATTCACCGATTGGGGATTGGCTAATGAATACTCAACAGTTAATCTCTACACGCCTTCAGGCAAATGCTACACAAAAGTTTTTTATCGAGATGGAAGAGTGCAGGTAAAAGCATAATGATGACACGAAAAGACTATGTATCAACCGCAGAAATTCTAAAATATGTTAGCAACAAAACGCACCCCGCTGTTTTTTCTAAAATGGTAAATGATTTTGCGGAGATGTTTGCAAAAGATAATCCCCGATTTGATGTAACACGATTTCACGAAGCGAGTGGGTATAATGTTCCTAACTTCTCTTCAAGATAAAGTAAAGCGAATTCAGGAATTGCGTCGCAGTAATGCGGCGCAACCTGTTCGCAATAAAAAAAAATACACACGCAAAATAAAACATAAGAATAAATATTCAGAGTAATGCATAAATATGCGGCGCCCACAAAGCTGCGGGGTCGGGCGTGTCGTTAAGGGTGTGATCTAAAACACCCTGGAAATTTGCGTGTCGACTAGTAAATGTCAGCCTGCTCTGCTATAATTCCAATATCTACTAACGAAAGAGGTCCATAATGGAACTATTTACTGTCGCTTGCTTGAACTATGAAATTTGTGGTGCTCAAGAAACTTTCGATTCAATTGAAGAATATGAAAT